AACTTAGTATACTATTATTATAGCACACTAAGTTGTATTGTCAATATATTTTATTTAATTTTTATACTTTATTTATTCACACCTAAAATAATTTCACTGACTTTTATTATCTTTAGATAGTATTCTCTATGAGGATTAAGTTCTATTCCTCCATCTTCATTGTATATTCTATCTATAAACTCTTCTTTAGTTATTTCCTCTTGACAACCTACGTTATAAAGCATCTCTCCATTCTTTAACATACAAGTAACCAATCTTCCTTCTGGATTTTGAATAACAATATATTCATCAACTTTAGATACTAGTTTTCCTATAAGTTTATTATCTCCATATAATTTTGCATCTCCGTATATCCTAGCATTTCCAAAAACTCTTGCATTTCCATATAATTCAGCATTTCCAAATACTCTCCCATTTCCAAAAACTCTTCCATTTCCACATATTCTTCCATTTCCAAATACTTCAGCATTTCCACATACTTTAGCGTTTTCATACACCTTAGCATTTCCCAATACCTCAGCATTTCCGTATACTTCAGCATTTCCATATACTCTTGCATCTCCACATATTCTTCCATTTCCAAATACTTCAGCATTTTCAAATACTTTAGCATTATCATATACAATAGTATTTCCATATATCCTAGCATCTTCACATACCTCGGCTTCTCCAAATACCTTAGCATCTCCAAATACCCTAGCATTGTCATATATCTTAGCATTTCCATATATCCTAGCATCTTCATATATCCTAGTATTTCCATACACTCTTGCATTGTCATATACAACAGCCTCCTTATAAACCCAACAATCACCACTGTGAGATAAATTCTCCTCCTTCTCTATCCAACCTCCTAAGTCTCCAGTTTTTACATTTCCAAAATCTTTTAAAGCTCTAATTCTATGTAGAGTTTTTCCATATAACTCTTTAGTTTCTGTTGTTAATTCATACTTTTTATTATTCATTTTCTATACCTCTCATTCTTCTTTTAAAATGTAATTCACTCATTTTGATAATATCTAAATAACTCTCTCTATGAGGATTTAACCTTAAACCTCCATCTTCATTGTGTATTCTATCTATAAACTCTTCTTTAGTTATTTCCTTTTGACAACCCACGTTATACAAAATATTTCCATTTTTTAATACACAAGTAACCAATCTTCCTTCTGGATTTTTAATCTCAATATATTCATCAACCTTAGATGTTAGGTTTCCTATTAGTTTTTTGTGTCCATATACCTCAGCGTCTCCATGTACTTTAGCATTTCCATAAACATCAGAGTCTCCATGTACCCAGGCATTTCCATGTACCCTAGCATTTTCAAAAACAACGGTATGTCCATACACCTCAGCATTTCCATATATTTTTGCATTTTCTAATACTTCTGCATTGTTATATACACTAGCATTATTATATACAACAGCATTTTTATAAATCCAGCAATTACCAGTGTGAGATAGATTTTTTCTCTCTCAATCCAACCTCCTAGGTCTCCTGCTCTTACATTTCCAAAATCTTTTAAAGCTTTAATTCTATGTAGAGTTTTTCCTTGTAACTCTTTAGTTTCATCTGTTAATTCATACTTTTTATTATTCATTTATAAATCCTCCTTAAATAAATACAACTTAGTATACTATTATTATAGCACACTAAGTTGTGTTGTCAATATATTTTATTTAATTTTTATAGTTTTATAATTTATCTAACCACACACCATTTGTATGTAGTAACTTCTCTCTTTTCTACTATAAACGGATAGTCATATTCGTAGTAATATTCACTATAGTAGCTACCACTTCTCATAAAATCTTGTTCTATATAGAATAGTTCTTCTTTTATACCATATCCATTTTCTTCATTGTATACACCTACTGCATATATAGTTCCACCATTTTGATATTTACCCTCATCTGTTGTCTCTATTTCTTCCTTTTCAATCCAACTATACTTAACTCCATTTAATTCTATATAGCCATATTTTTCTATATATTCACTCCCACATTTTTCCTTTATAGCATCAAGAACAATTTTTTTACTATCTAAATCCATTAAAACACCTCTTTTATTTAATATATAAATCTATTCCCAATTTATCTTTTACCATTTCAATAACTTGAGTTTTATTCATTACTATTTTATCACTAACATCAATACAAGAACTTGACTCTGGATTACATATATCTCCATAAGAATCATACCAATGTATATCAAAAGTATCTTCTACAAAATTAATTAAATTTTCAATCTTTTTAACCTCGGGAGCATTTTCATCATATCCTAAAGTATAATCTTCATCAAAATTATCATACAATCCCTTTACCATTTTTTCAAATTCTGTGTTTACTTCTTTTAATTCATCTTCGGTTAAATTCCCGTAGCCTTTTTCAAATAAATCTGGTCTTCTTATACAGTCAAATATATCATCGTTGAATATTTTTTCAGAAAAATAATCAAGTAAAGCAATCTCTCTTTTATTTTTAGTATCTATTCTTACATTGTCGTAACTATCCCCATCTCCGAACATATAGTTAAAATTGTATATCTTTCTCATTTACTATACCTACTTTCTACATTTTTTGTTTCATTTCTAAAAATATTGGATTTGGTGAAGGTGGATTGAAAGACTCTGTTTTGTGTTTATTGGCTCTAAATTTATCCATTATCTTTTCATCTATATTAGCGTCTCCACAGCTTCCATAAGTTGCAACTAATTCAACTTGTTTATAAGTAAATCCAAGTTGGTCTTCATCTGTCTTGCCTGTTAATCCATCAGCAGGAGGTTTTGTAATTAAAACTTCTGGAAGATTTATATATCTACCTATTGTCATTACTTCATCTACAGAATAATTTATAATAGGTGCAAAATCACCTGCTCCATCTCCCCACTTGGTTGAATATCCTACAAACTCCTCACACATATTGCCTGTGCAAACAACTCTACCACCTTCAAATGTACTAGCTATTGCATATAGAGTTGTCATTCTTAGCCTAGGAGGAATGTTATTAACTGTTACAGAGTTTATTTTAGAGCGTCTAGGTGTAAGCTGTATTTTATTTAATAAATCATCATACATATTAGATATGTTTACTATGCAGTAATCAATACCTAATTGTTCAACAACTCTATAACTGTCGCTTATATCTTTTTGTATTCCATTTGGCATCAAAACTCCATACACATTTTCTGAACCCAATGCTAGACAAAGTAATTTAGCAACTATTGTAGAATCTTTTCCTCCACTTATTCCTATTATAGCCTTTTTCATATTGTTTTTTATTGAATAATTTTTTATCCAATCTATGATATTTTTAGTTTCTTTTTCTACTTCAAATCCTTTTCTCAATTCAATCCACTCTCCTCTATCTCTTCTATTAAATCAACAAGTATGTCATAAACCTCTCTTAGTCCTGCTCTATCATCCAGTAGAGCATTGTAATATATTTTTGCACCTTTCGGAACACCATCTACTACATTTTCATTTATCTTATCAAATGGTATGTTGTTTTCATACATGTAGTCTTGCATTTGCTTATATCTACTAGGTGGAGAAGCTGAGAATATTACTATGTATGAATATTGTCTCCATCTTCTTAATAGGTCTATAACATTATTAAAACTATGTCCATTATTATGATAATCATATATAGTTGAATCAAAGTCCACAGCAAGTATTAACTTGCCATGTTCTTTTAATTCTTTTTTTAATCTGTTTTTTGTATTCTGAGTATTTAAATAATAATCCATTTATATTCCTCTCTTATACATACAATAGTCAAATGTTATTGCTTTTATTACTTTTTCAAAACATTTGTTACACTTATCTTCTACAGTATCTCTTAGCTCATTTATATTAAATACATTATTCATATTAAAACTCACAATTATTTAATCTTTGTCTTATTTCTCTTAAAGAATATTCTTTTATAAGTTTTCCATCTTTAAATACGCTCTTTAATAAATTATCTTTCGATTCAGAAGCTTGTTCCCAAGTTAGTCCATCTTCATGAACTATATTACCCTCATCATTTATATATACTCTACAACATCCTTTTTGAGATTTTTTGAATGAAGCTTCTTTTGGAGCTTTGAATATAGGATAAGGCTTTCCATCTATTTCACAGTAAGTTGCTTTTATACATGAATTAAATGTATCTCTTGTAAAAGGTTCTACTCTACCATTATTTTCTATTCCTTGCATTGAAAAAGACCCAACTCCCAATACTACATTTGAGCAAGCAAATCCATTAGCCTCTAGTATTTCATAAATCTTTTCACATCTTTCTAAAGTTATCGAATCTCCATATATAGCCTTTACATGAGGATTTAGTACCATATATCCTTTTGAATTTACACTTCCACCAAATATATCCCAAAGCTTAAATACTGTTTTTGTTACCACATCTACACAATCTCCAGAATCGCCTCTTATTAAGAATGTTCCACAGTGGTCATGCAATATTTCTTTTTTTAACTTAGGTAGTATATTATCAACAACATTCCAATAGTCATATGAATCCAAAACTGCTGAAAATGATGTATTCTTATATACTTCTGTGAGCAATCTTCTTAATAAAGTTTCCTCATCTCCATCTACTGCAAAATTTGAACACATTACTGAATGTTCGGTACTAACAGCTCCAAAAATAACCTCTTCTTTTTCACAATTACAGTTATAGTTTCTTTCTAAATAATCCAATGCTGGTACTGTAGCTGTATTTACAAAAGATAAAGCCCAAGCAGATGATGATTTAACAGCAGATTCTCTACATTCTTGCCCCCTAAATGAAAAATCTCCTAAAGCTTTTCTTCTTGGTACAAAGTCTTCACAGGTTTTATCATACCATTTGTTTACTATTTTTCTATATTCATGCCCAACAGTTGCACTTGTAGCCATATGCCATAATTCTGCACTAATTAATGATTCTAGAGCTTGAGGTAGCCAAGCAAAGTCCTTGTGAGTATTTGTTATTCCAAATACTGGATTTTTAACTGGAAGTAATAATCCCTCTGGAACTGCTACTATTTCTATTGGGAGATATCCTAAATTATGAAGGTCTTCAATTTTTTTAGTATTAAATGCCTCTCCTTCTTTTCCAAGTGTATATGTTAGTGTTCTTCTAAATTGATTACACACTTCTTCTAACGACTCTTCGAAAAAATGTTCGTTAAAATAGTCAATTAAATATTCCTTACAAAACGCCTGTAGCCCAAACACAACAACTTCATTAAATTTTTCAATTCTACTTCCTCTGTTTGTAAAGTACGATACACTTTTAGTTATTCCATTTGGTAACATATCACTATGACACGCCTTATAAAAATCTATTAGTAGTAATGGTATTAATTTCTTTCTTCTTTTTGTCATTAAAATCATCCTCTTTCTATTTATTTTTATCAATCTCCTAATTTACATTCCCAATTTGGCTCATATCCCAATGCTTTAAAACATTTTAATACATTAAATTGGTCTGTAACCCTCATTTTCTTAAACAAGTCTTCTGTTATCATATTAACAACTACAGATTTAGGTGCATCTGTAAGTATATTATACGTAGAAAGAATATCTCTCAATCTTCTTTCATCATATCTATTTACAACTTCTATTTGAAGTAAATCCTGCATAACATCTAAAGCCATTTTATGTGTATTTTGAGATACACAAGCACACGCATCAGCTTCTAAAACTATTTTAATTTCTTTATTTAGAGATTTTATAGTTATTGCATTTGATAAAGCACATATTCCTGTACATACTCCATTTAAAATTACATAATACTTCTTTGGGTCATATGAAGAAATCTTTTTTGCAAGTTCATAACTTCCAAACGTAGGTTTGTTTATAATTTCACATCTATCTGCAATATCTCTCAAATCTTTGTGAATTTGCCATCCTTCTGTACCTTCTATACAGTGAGGTACTGGAAGCTTACTTCCTTCTTGAGTGTTTAGATAATCATATCCATGTGTATCTCTAGTAAATATAACTTCTGCTCCATCAATATTCAATGTTTCTTCACATCTATTTCTAATTACTGGAACTATTGATTTAGCCTCCTTAGTTCCTAGAGCCATGTCTATAAAATCATTTTGCATATCAACTACTATTCTTATTGGTATTAATTTACTCATATATTTACCTCCTAAATTATCTTTTTAACTTTTATTTTATCTATATTAACACAATCGCTTAATATAGTATTTGTTGTATAAATCTTATCAATAGGAGAATCTTCTTTCAGCAATTCTCCTTCCATTATAGTGTTTTCGCAATGAGAAACTGCTAAAAAAATATCAGTAGCACCAGCTTCTTTTAATTTATCACCAGTTAATTTAAATGTTCCACCTTTTGAGCACAAGTCATCAATTATAACTGCTTTGAATGGCTTGTTCGGGACATTATTTAATTTCAAATTCTTTATATATCCAGAATCAAAATCCCTTTCTTTTTCACAGGTTATGAAATTTCTTAATTTAAACTCATTAAATTTATTAGCATATCTTTTCATAGCACCTGCATCTGGAAATACTATGTAGTCATTATCTCCGAAATTATACTCTTTAATTATTTCCATTGCCAAAGGTATACTCATGTTTGTTACAAAACATCTATCTAATAATGCAACACAAACATCAGAGTGTGGTTCTATTATCACCACTCTATCAAAATTCATTGAATTAATGATAGAAGCAAATGTTTTTAAGCTATTCGCCTTCTTATTTTCTGTTCTATCCATTCTTGAATAAGGTATATACCCTAGTAAAAGAACTGTACTACCACATATACCAGTGCTATCTAAAGAGTCTTTTAACAACTTTAGTTTGAATATCTCACATTCATTTTCAAACTTAAACTTTACTATGTTAGTATTATTTGAGTTTTTGTCATAAAATTTTATTTGTTCTGTTCTTAATTCACTTTCTCCATTTGGAAATTTCCCGAATACAATTTCTTTTCCATTTAATTTAATCATTTTTATTCCCTCCTTAATATTTACTTCTTTTATATAATATCATAATAAAATACTTTTGTCAATATTTTATTTAATTTATATACATTAATATTTTCTAGTGAACTACCATTCATTTAACGATTTTATGATAACATAGATTATTTGCTTAGTCAAGTGTTTATTTTGTAAAAATAAAAACACCTATGTTTTATACATAGGCATTTTAAATATAGTCTAAAATTCTGGATATACTATTTTTGGGAAAACCTCAACAACTTCATTGTCCTTTACTATATATCTCCATTGTTCTCCATCTTCTCCATAGTAAGTAACATATGAATTATTTGGTACGTACTCTGCAAACAATCCGTATATATGCACTTCTGCTCCAGTTAATTTACCATCTAATTGCAAATATTGTGGTTCGTAGTAGTCATCATATTCTTCACAATATATTAGAAAAGCATTGAATATATCTAATATTGATACATCCTTCTTATCAAACAACTCCATAATTTCATCTTCATCTATCAAATCAAATTCTATTTTTTTATCTTCTAATAATTTATTTAATTTTTCTAGTATTCTTTTTACATACAAATCTTTTGGTATTCTAAATTCTGTTTCACCAAGTGAACAACAATAGCTCATTTTATCACACTCCTAATTTTTTAAAATTTTACATAAATAAGAATGGATTTATTTCTCCACTTATTTGTTCGAATTTATAGTCTACTATTTCAATTTGAGGTCTTATATTACCTGCATATCTATTAACTTTGAATTTACATATTACTTCCATTCTAACATACTCATTTGAAATTAAATCTTTGTATTTATCCTTGTCTATGTTAAATTGTATAAAGTCTATTCCATTATAGTTAAATTTTAATGTATTTCCTGTTTTACCTTGCAACCCTATTGAAGCTGTTGGTATACTAGAAATTTTTAAAGCAAATATAGGCTCATCAATCCTATTTCCCCATATATAATCAAATTGTCCTACATTCATAACTATTGATGAATTTATCATATTATCTTCAAAAACCCCATCCACATGATAAGTAAGTTCAGAAGATAATGGAAGAGTTGATATATATGAATATAGTTTATTTATATTGTATTTTGCAATTCCTACACCAAAAGCATTATCATGACCCTCACATAGCGAAAATAATCCTGTTGATTTACACCATTGTCTGAAATCTCTTATATCATGATTGTCGTACCCTCTACCAGACCCACCATAGAAATTCTTTTTGTCATTTTCTTTTACAACTATACAAGGTCTGTGATATTTTTTAGCTATTTCAGTTGCCACCAAACCACTTAATGATTTGTCTATAATATTTGTTCCGTTTAATATCATTACTTGCATTTTATCCATATTATACTCGGCTATTTGTTCTTCTAAAATAGCACTACCTTTCTTCTTAGCACTATCTTGTCTTCTCTTTACTTTTTCACATACTCTAAATGCATATTCCTGTAAAGACATCTCAACTTCACCTTTGCCTTTAATCTTATCAACACATCTCTCTTCTATATTACATAGAGCTTTTACTAATGTCAGATTCTCTTCATAATCCCCAAAACGACACATGGCATTTATCAAAGGGCATATAAAGAATGCAACTCCTGTTATTGTAACACTATCACCTAAGCTAAAAGCTCTTTTTTCAACAGTGTGTTTAATAAATTTATTAACAAATCTTTTTTCATTTATTTGTCTTAATCCTTGCATTACATAATATCTAGCCTCTAGATTTTTAAGGTCAGCAACGTCTCCTATTGTTCCAAGTGTAACTAATTCTAAATAGTCATCAGCATAGCTTACCCCCATAGTACAATCAACCTCTTTCAACAGCTTGTATGTAACTCCTACCCCTGTAAGAGCTTTATCTGTAACATTTTTAGATAATTGATTATTTACAACAACAGCATGTTTTGAATATCCTTTATCAGCCTCATGATGGTCACTTATATATACTCTTATTCCTAATTTAAACAACTCTTCATGATATTCATAGTCAGAAGAACTTGCATCTGGTATGAACACACTCTCTATACCATCTGATATTATATCATCCTTAACATCCTCCAGTCCATGAGCCTTACCTTTATGAACGTACATTTTTATATCTACATTTGGATTTAGTCTTTTTGCATATTGATATAACATACTTCCAGATGTGTACCCATCACAGTCGCTATCAAATACTATTCCAAACTTTTCAAGCTTGGTTACTGAGTATATAAATCCTTCAACCCATTTGTCGCTATTGTCATAAAGATTTGTATTTTCTACAAATCTTTCAGTTGGGTTTAAGAAATCTGCTATATTTTCAATACCTCTATTTTCAAGAATGCTTGATAAAACATTAGCAAAAACAACTTGATTCTTTAGTAAATCATATTTAAAATTCATATCTATCTCCTTAGTTCTTTAATTTCTTTTGTTCTTTCTTTTTTATAACTTCAATATCTCTTTCATTGAAAGTTCCTACATATATCTTTTCATCCATAAGTTTTAATAAAATATCTTTACCTTTGTCAGTGGGAGCATCTTTATATCCTAGATATCCATTAACATCCCACAATACAAAAGTTTTAAAATAAGGTGCTAGTTTAGATATAAGCCTATTCCTTATATGCTCTGCCCACCTATAATAAGATTCATCACCAACTTCTTCATATTGTCTATCAAGACCTATTATAACCTCTTCTACTCCGAGTTTTAACAATATATCTATTTGATAATCACTTATATTATTTCCACACACTCCGAGTGTAAAATTCTTTTCTCCAAAATATGTGTCGCACAATAATACAGATTTCTCTCCTTCAACTATCATTACTTTTTTTATTTTTTTAATATATTCTATATTTTGAAACAATCCATAAAAATTTAATGATAATGGATGGTTAAACTGTTTGTCATAAAGTGAAAAAGGGCTGTATTTTCCAAATAAATCAATTTGTTCTTCAATCAATGTTCTATTTCTTATTCCCACTAGCCTTCCATTCATATCATAATGAGGTATTATTATCTTACTTTTCCAAGAACAGAACATTATATCAAACTTTTTCATTGATTCTATTGATATTCCTTCTTTAACCCATCCAGAGTAGTAAACCTTTTGGAATATATTTAATATGTTTTTATTTATTTCCTCAATAATTGGATATGAATTAATAGAAGAACGACCTCCTATAAATCCATCTATAAAAGACCAATCCGTTGCACAAAACTTATAAAAAGTTATAAATATATAAATTTTGCTTTATTTCTTTCTTCATAGAGTTCTATTTCATCTTGTAAAACATAGACTACTTTAGTTTGGTGTAACTCTCAAAAAGCGTAAATTCGGATGCAACAAATCCTACTTTCATTAGCATTTTCTCAAAATTCACCTATGCTAATTCATAATTACCAAGATTTATTGAAGCATTCTTATCTCTATCTATTACTAAACCACATTTATCGCATTTGTAAATCCTATCTTTAAGCTTTAAATCTTTCTTAATATTTCCACAACAACTACAAGTTTTTGAAGATGGATAAAATCTATCTGCTTGGATAAATTCAATCCCATTAAATTTACATTTATACTTCATTTGTCTTATAAATTCGTAAAAACATTGTTCTGCAATTGCTTTGGATAAATGTCTATTTTTCATCATTCCACTAATATTTAAATCTTCCATAACCACCCTATATGGATTCATTTTTATTATTTCACTAGTTGTTTGATGAATGTGATTATTTCTTATATTAGATAACTTTCTATGTAATAATTTCACTTTATTTTCTAGCTTAATAATATTGTTAGTTTTAATAAAATTACTACCTTGTTTATTTGCTTTATATTTTCTAGATACTTGTCTTTGTAATCTTTTTAATTTCTTTTTTAATTTTCTTACTTTTTTGGTTTTATTGATATTTTTTATAGGTTTCTCAATAACATTTACTACTGCCAAATCTTTAATTCCTAAATCTATTCCAACAGATAAGTCTTTATTTAAGTCAACTTGGTTTTCATCAACTTCAATTCCAAAACTTAGATACCAATATTTACCATCAAAACTACAATGGGGATTGGAAAATCTACATATATTTCTTCCTTTTGGAATATCATAATTAGTTTTAAATTTTACTTTGCCTATCTTTTCTATATTACATATACCATCTAAAAAATATAAATTATCATATCTAACATAGAAAGACTGTTTTGATTTCTTTTTAGATTTAAATTTAGGATATTTAGTTTGTTTTTTGAAGAAAGATTTAAAAGCTTTATCTAAATTTCTCATACTTTCAACCATTGTAGTATTAGAAACTTCATTTAACCATTTAAAATCTTCTTCTTTCTTCAATTGAGTAAATTGTTTTCTTATATCTGACATTGAATATTTTATGCCTTGCTTATATAATTCATTACATTTACTCAAAGCCCAATTATATACAAATCTACTACAGCCTATTGATTTAAACATCAATACTTCTTGTTCCTTAGTTGGTAGTAACCTAATCTTTAAACTTTTCTTCATTAATTTCACCTCACTTTCTATAAACATTATACCTAGTTGATACCAACTTGTCAACATCTTTTTTCTGTGATATAATATTTTTCGAGGTGATATTATGGGTAAAATTTCAGATTTAAATACTAGAACTAATATAACAATTCCAAAAACATTAAAGAAAGAATTAGAAGATATTGCAAAACAAGAAAACAGGTCTTTTAATAATCTTGTAATTACTATTCTTAAAGAATTTGTATTTAGCACTCAATAAGAGTGCTTTTTATATATTTATAACTTCTTACAAGTTTCATGCGTAATTCACATAGGTTCGTTACTCCTATGCAGTTCTCAAAGTCTTGTAAAAACTTATGAACTTCTTATACTTTCATATAAGCGTAGACTATATCATTACCTTAATCGGTATCCCCCACTTCCACCCACTTGAGTGTACTTCCTTTACGGAATAGTCGTTGAAGTTTTTCCTATTCGGAACTTACCTGCTGATTGCCTATTATTAAAGCACTTAGGATTTAACCTTATGCCATCTAGTTAATTTTTTCTACTTTCGTAACATTCACACTTACCCCTATTTCATGGTTATGTTGTAGTTTAACTAGCTTTAAGAGTTTCCAGCAATTCAAAGGATTTTGGGTATATATTTTATATACCACTCCATGCTCTTTACGAACATGGGAGGCTGTCAACAATTTTCTAAGTTATAAAAGTCTACACTAATTTATAACTTTTTATAACTTATTTGTAACTGTTAGTTACCTCTATTGATTCTTTTAAATCTGTACTTCCAGAGAATCCATAGGTATAGGTATCAATTCCGAGCTGATTACATACCCATTGATACGCTTGACCCATTGACTCAAATTCTCTATTTCTTTTAACTAAAGAAAATATATCAAATGTTTCACCACATTCTGTGTAGCAGTGAAATGACTTTGTAGAATCGTAATAATACAGCTTGTGACTACCCCCATGTTTGTTGTGACATATTGTTTCCATTATCAAAGTGTCTTTTCCATAATTTCTTATATCCTTAGCACCCAATGTTCTAACTAGAGTGGTTATTTCATGTATTGTAATCTTTTCTCTGGTTTCTTTTAATTTGTCTATAAATCCTTCTTTAGAATACTCTCCAAACACATTACTCACCTACTTTTGTAGATATGTAATTTTCTATATAATCTTTAGCTCCATCTTTCCCCTCGTCAATAGGAGAGTAATTTATATTTCCTATATCTATTTCTTCTGCAAATATATTTGTAGGTGTATATTGTTCTATGTTTAGAATTAAATTGTAATCATTGTCTGTCACAAAACAATCTACCTCTCTCATATTGCCCATATTTAACCTAGTCCACACAACCACATTATTCCATTTATTACCTCTATTCTTATATACATAATAGGCATTGGTAGGTTCTGGATATATGCCAGTTCTAAATATAGGGTCTAGCTTCTTTAAATCGGCAGAAGTAACTGGCAATGATATAATACCACCATCTGCCTTTTCTATTATAGCCTTAGAACCTTTTATTGCATTTGCATCCTTTTCATCTTTCCAGTTGGATGATAATTGAGTTGAGCTCCCTAGGTATATATTGTATTTATTACATACTCTCTTTAAAGCTTCTGAAAACATAAAAAGTATTTGGTGAGTTTGTAAAGTAAGTCCAGATTTTTGCTTATAATAAGCATAAAGCTGAGGTGAGTCATTTATATAATCAAAAAAACAAGCCCCTATTTTGAAATTAAGATAGTAATACTCTATTTTTTCATCTATTAAATCTATAGTGAAATCTGGCATATATTCACCATAAAACTCACCCTGTTTTATTACCTCTTTTGCTTCATTTATTACCTTTTCTTCTTCTGGGGTTATATCTTTCCACTCTACGATTCTATCTTCCTCTATTCCACTTATATGAGCCAATACACATGTTTCTATCTCTGGTTCTGTAAGTTCTGTAGATATAAATAAAACAGGAATTACTTCACCAGTGCTAACCCATTTTTTCTTTTCCCAGTCGTATAAGGCAGAGCATGACATATTACCAGCTTCTGCCATACTAGAACGACTTTTTCCTCCCCCAGACTTACTAGAACGAATTATAAATTTACTTCCTTTCATCCCTCTAAATATAGTTGTCATAAACTTACTTTGAAAAGGATAGCCATAAGAAGTATCCTTATTTTTGCAATTTTTAACCGTATTGTCTATGTTGTCACCAAGATGAAAAGACATATTATCTCCAAAATTGCTTTTGTACTTATCTTTGAAGTTATTAAACTTATTGTTTATATGAGCTAAAACCTCTCTGGAAGTCATACTCTTAAACTTTTGCATCTTAACTTCATCAGTTTCATCATAGATAAAACCAATATCCATATTTAGTTCATTTTTAGCATTTAGTAACATTGAATACTTTTTAACTTCATCTCTATAGAAACCTATATTTAACACATTATCCTTTGTAAGCTCTATAGCTCTTTCTATATATTTTGCACCACTATTAAGCTTCCATATTTCCAAAGACTTTTCACTACTTGATAATTCATTTTCTATTTCTATAGATGTTATTTTATCCATAGTAGGGTACTTCTTTGTTATATTTACTATACTAGCCCATATGTCCCTATGAAACTTCTCAGAATAATCATATTGAGTTGTACTAAAATCTTCTTTGTTTACATTTCTAGGGCTATTACAATAACATCCAAGTAGCATTAAAGTATTTCTTTTATCCACCAAACCCTTAAATCTAGAATCTACCTTAAGGATAGTTTCATCGTTATTTAATTTGTTTTCTTCCAAAATAGTCCCTCCTAAATTTCATCTAAATTTATAAGGATTGGTTTCTTACTTCCAAATACTTTATCCAACTTTATTGTTATTTCTCTTTTTTCATAATGCTTTGCATTAACAGAGTTTTCTATTCTTTTTTGGGTTGATATAAAATAATTTTCAGCTTCTATATATTTCATTTTTACTATTCCTAAACCATACTTCTGGTCAAAACTCATTTTAAGAATTTCTTTACAATACCATAGTGTATATTGTATTCCACCATAAGTGTAATTATAATTGTCTTTATAATCCTTTATATGTTTTAACACTAAACCATCAACCTTGTCTGTATTAAATATTTTTAAAGTATAGTCTACCAAATCCTTATAAGCTTTTGTTTCTCTATCTAATTTATCACTACATTCTTTGCAAACGTATTTACTCCCTTTCTTAACACACTCTGTCTTATTAACTTCTTTTGAGCATACTTTGCACTTAGTTTTATTCTTAGATTCTTCTTTTTCTTTCTTTTCTTCTAGGACAATAGGATAACACTCATAGCAATAATATCCATTTCCTATCTTTTCTCTTTTGTCTTTTTCTAATTCAATCTTACATCTTCTACATTTAGCTTTAGCCATTAAATTCCTCCTCTATATATGATTATAGCATAATTATATAATTGAGTCAATATTTTTTATTTAATTTGTATACAAAAAGAGCTAGAATAATCTAGCTCTTAAATATTATAAATTGTGTTTCTTTGCTAAATTTTGTAATTTTATTAAGCATAATTTAGCCAGTTCAAATTGATTAGAATTTAAATCAGCGAAACCTTTAGGTTGCTTATTATCGCTATCTTTACATCCTAGTGTTGTCTTTAGTATATTTAAAGTTTCATTAGGAGATTTGGCATATAGCTTATTTCCCAAATCATTTCCTTTTTCTACTATTTGCTCGAATGTCATCTCCTCTTTCTCTTCCACAGCTACTGTTCTACTGTTCGTTGAGAAGTCGCCTCCCATCTTCTTAACAGATTCTTTTATTACATTAGGAAGGTCTTCAACCTTTATTTTACCCTTTGGAAGCCCAAGAGAATTTTTTAAATTAGGGTATGTTTGACTTGCTGTAAAATCTACACTTCTTTGACCCTTTAAATCACAACTTATCATCCCTATTGCAAATGCAGGTTCATTTATTTTAGCCCAAGTTACCTTATTTAATTTTTGTTCGTAAGTAGTTATATTCCTTATTATATCAGTGCTTTTAGAACATTGACAACAGAAGAATACTTGCCAACCCTTACTTTTAAGCTCATCTATAAAATATTCTCTAGAGCTTATTCTCTTATTACCTTGACCAAATTTCAATTCACCTGTTATCTCAACTTCTTGAGCCATAGCAACTGATTTTTCAATCATTGCATCCATGGCATCAGCAGTATCTATAACTACGCATGAGAACATTTCCTTTGCTTGAGGTAGGAATAATTCGTTTTTAACCATTTCAAGTTCTGCAGAGTCATGTATTCTCTTCGCCATTATACCTGGTATATGTTGATATCTATCTTCAAACTCTAAAAATAATGGTTCTTTTTCTGGACATAGAGCCTTTAGTAAATTCATCATAATAGTTGTCTTACCTTGTCCAGATGTTTCAGACATTAGAACTATAGGATATTGAATTAAATTAGTTGAAACTTTATTTGGTTGTATATCGAAAATTGACATTTGTTTATCTCTCCTTGTTTTTAAAAATTGTATCTTTCCTAAGTTTGGTTTTTAAAAACAATCTTATCTACTCTATATTTTAACAACCTCTGTCAGTAGTAATCGTATATTACATACCTGCAAATGGGTTAGATGACATAACAGGTGCTTGATTTTCTGTTTGTTGATTGTCAAATACATTATTTTGATTTTCTTTTTGGCTTAGCTCAAGCTCAAATTTACTCTTTAATTGGTCGTATTCTTGTTGAGTAAATCCATATTCTTGTAATTTTGTCATTGATGGAACTGGAGGCAAACCACCTCTAATAACATTTCTAACATCGTAACTTACTACGGATTCAGTAGTTGATTCTCCGAAACCTGCTTGTACAGTAACCTCTTCTTCTTTTCTAATGTTTACAACATCTCCCCATAGTTTAGTAAATTGACCTACACCAAACATTGTTTTAAATTGAGTAGATAATTCCTTTGGAACGTTTAAGTTTACAGGGACTATTTTAGAATTGTCAATTTCTTCTCCATCTTGTGTTTTAGTTGCATAAGTATTTATTGTATTTATAACTACGTTTAACTCACCTGTATCAATACCATTTACAACCTTTGGTAAAATCTTATCAATAACCCCTTCAACTCTAAACTCTGCTGTTTTCTTTGCTAATTGTTTATCAGTTTCAGATGCCTCGTTTAAGAACTTACCCTCAACTTTTGAATAAACAGTAGCCTTTCCATTCTTTTTGTTTAATCCTATGTTAGCTCCAAAACCACATTGACCAACTTTTACATATGTAGGATTAATCCCATTTTCTATATCAGCTTCAGCCATAGAAATAAATTCACTTCTAATTCTATCATATGATTGATACATAGCACTTATACTTCCATCTGCTTTTTCCATTTTAGAAAATACTCCAACTTCATGCTCAGAACCATCTAGAGTTCTTAGAGTTACAGAACCTACAATAGCTGTATATTGTTCCCCTTCATGACCTGTTCTTTTATCATCGAATATTTTATCTTCTAGACTCTTTGATACTAGAACTCCTGTTAATGTAATGTTGTTTAATGTACTTTTCTTTTTACTCATTTGTTTAGTTCTCCTTCGTTTTAAAAAATTATTTCTTCCCTAAGTTTGGTTTTTAAAACCATAGTACTAAAGCATTTGTTTTCTCAGAAACAATTAATGCAACAATATTATTATACATTATTTAATTTGTATTGTCAATACCTTATTATAATAAATTATTTATTAATACCTTTTTCTTTAATTCAATATTTTCATTTAATATTGAAACATCTGTTAAACTGAATTTACTATTAGTTGTTGCTATTCTATAATTTATATCACCATCAAGCTCTTCAAACATAACATCATTACTTATTACGCAAACATTCATGTTTTGTAACTTAGCATCTTTTATAAACTTATCAACATTTGTAAAATCATCGGCATACAACCTATCACATTTTATAAATACATTATTATTTTCACCATATGCTAATTCATATCCTGTTTGAGAATCCTTTTTAAATTCAAGATTTTGAGCATTAAGTGATTTAATTAAATTGTATTCTGTTATAGTAGCACCAAAGCACCCTGCAATGAAACCATTTAAAAAATCATTTTTATTTAATTCATCAATAAAAAATGTTATTGTTTTGAAATCAAATTTAGACAGTGCATTTGAATATGCTCTTATTGAATTCATATCATTCATAAATTCTCCACCAGATATATCTAAGTCAATTACCTTTTTAGAGTCATTCATTATTTCAGATGTTAGTGTAATTAAATCACCAAGGTCATATGGACTAGAAAAGTTAACACTTATTTGGTTATATACACTTTCAACAATTTGACTTAATGTTTTAGTATCATCTTTTGAATCTATCGTTGTGAAAGAATCCCTATGTATAAATTCAAAACTCCCTAAATCTCTTCTTGTAAGAATATAGTCATTTAAAATAACCATCTTTATTCACTCCTTTTTATTTAATTTGTATCTCTGCTACATTTATAATTATAGCAGAGTATAAAATAAAAGTCAACTATATTTTAAAATATTTTATAAATTATTTTAAAAATTATTTTCATAGTTACATACAATATATTTATACTTAACGCATTCAACCAGTGTAGTACGGCTATTCTCCAAATTATCAGAAATAACACTCTCTAGACAATCTTTAAGTATAATAATTTATTCACTATACTGCTATGTTAACTCCAAGCAATAGCATTATTCATTGTAAAATCTATTCTGTGTAAATCATCATATAAATCACTTGAAACTCAATAGATTTTAGCCTAACGTCACCTTTTATTTCACAATCTTTCCTGTATGTTGCTATCTAATAGTTTTCTTCATTAATAACCTCAGTAACGTTACTATAACCAACTCCTATAACAATATTTTCAACATGTTTAACCAAACAGTTTCACCACCTTATCTTCATTTAATTTATACATACATTATACTATTATATTTATATTTAATCAACATATATCTATTTAATTCTGATACATTTCAAATTTTAAACTCAATCTCATCTTACAATTACTCAAATCTTCTCAAGTTCAAATTTTATTTTTTGTTATAATTTATATTTAATTTGTAGAAAACACTTGACAAATGAGAGCGAAGCTGTATAATCCCTGAACTTATGAGTTTGGTGAAGTCGCAAGTACCCTACCTATGCCAAAAATTAAAAAAATAATTAATGGTCATAAGTAGGGTATTGCTTAATCCCAGTTACTCATTGAGAATAGAATATAGCACCTTTGTTAACACCTGTAATATATCAACTTTCTACATACTTAACTTGTCCCATATGCTTAAATCTGTTGATATCTACCCAGTCATTAGACTGCCAAGTTACCTCCACGACTATTGTTTAAGGGTTATTGGTTAAAGTCGCTCACCTCGCACCTAACAGCTACCCTACTGAGGTTATAACAAAGGTAATTACCTCAGAACTACTAGGAGGTTGACTTATTACATCGGCTCAACTAACCTACTCATTGTTTTACTTGTTGAGTGCCTACACAAGGAAAAATATTTAATTTGTTTACATTGGTTATTATAAACTATAAATATAGAAAAGTCAATATAAAATATATATATAAATAAAAGAGCCTAGAATAAATTCTAAGCTCTTAAAATTATTTATGATAAATATTACTCATAACACTCCCCGAGAGATTACAAGACACCTCAGAGGTTATGTAGCCCATAAGTCTTCCATTGCAAGTTATATTTCTAGAGCGTTTTACACCCCTTTATACTAATCTCTTTTCTCTGCATGTATCTTCCATTTTTGTTTCTATTATTTTTAACAATCCACATCTCCCCAAATCGCTGTCTTCTATTTTTATATAAGGTATATTATTATCATCAAGAAAATCCAATATTAAATTATCTATTTTTTTAGCATCTTCTATTGAAGATTCATTTCTGCCGTTTGGAGAGAATTTATTTCCCCTTACCAAAAATATATTTAAATTATTGAATTGATTGAACTTTTTCAATATATATTTTTTGAAATTCTCATCCTGTTCTGGGTCATATACAGCATCTAGACATACTGGTCTATCGGTGACTATTACATCAACCTTTCCATTAACCCTTTGTAATTTGTATAGTTGCTTTCCGAATATATAAGGTTGACAATTAAATATTTCACTTCTACCCTCCCAGACCATATCTTTTACATATTCAGTTACTAATTCACATTCTATACCAGCTTCTTTGAGTTTATAGAATATATATCCTGCATTCTTACTTTTTCCAGCCCCACTTCCTCCTAATAAATTTATTACCAAAGTATTGTTTTTCATTTTTAATATCTCCTTTTATAAAATTATAAATAATTAGGGAGTGATATCCACCCCCTTGTAATATATACTACTCTTCTTCTTCTGACTCTACATATTCTTCTGCTCTAAAATCTAACCAAGATTCTCTTTCATCTTCAAAAATAGCATTAATTGTATCTTCATCCTCTTCTGGGTTTAACCCTTCTGATTCAGCTATTTCATCCCAACTTGGTAATCCACGCATACCAGAATAGCTATCATATTCTTCACAGGCTAATTTCCAAGCTATTTCCTCTGCCTGTTCTCGAGATTCGCACTCAATAATCTCATAATCTCTAGCACCTCCAAATCCTCCAGATAATCCATAATAACATTTATACTTCTTCATATACATCTTCCTTTCTTTTTCAATATCCATAACAACCCTCTAGTGAACTACCTCTAAGCTAAAGACTTAGAAGCTTCTTGGTCAATATTCCTAATGGAACAAGTTTACCCAAGCTTATAAGGTCGTTCTGACCTCAATAATTTTAGTAAGTTTATACTTGCATTTATGTCCCTATCGTGGTTTACACCACAGTTCGGACAAGTCCAGTTTCTCAATGCTAAGTTTTTTACATCAGTATTTTTGTAACCGCATACAGAACAAAGCTGACTACTAGCATAATTAGTTGGAGCAACTACAATAGTTCTTCCATACCAGTCAGCTTTATATTCTAACATTGTTCTAAATTCATACCAGCTAACTTCACTAATTGCTTTTGCTAATTTATGATTCTTCATCATATTACTTACTCGCAAATCTTCTATAGCTATTGATTGGTTTTCTCTTATTAGCTTAGTAGATAACTTATGTAAGAAATCTTTTCTTTGATTAGCGATTTTATCATGTAATTTCGCAACTTTTAACCTTGCTTTATTTCTGTTGTTGCTTCCTTTTTGCTTTCTTGATAAATCCTTTTGTAATTTCTTTAATCTTTTTTCTGATTTTCTTAGATACTTCGGATTGGAAACTCTATAACCATCACTACATATTGCAAATTCTTTAATTCCAACATCTACACCTATTTTCTTATCAACTTTAGGTAGTACCTTATTTTCAGCATCAACTAATATTGATATATAGTATTTGTTACTTGGAGTTTTAGAAATTGTGCAACTTTTAATTATTCCTGTAAATTCTCTATGATATTTAATTTTAATCATAGTTTTTAATTTAGGTATTTTTACACGATTGTCTTCAATGTATATAGTTCCTTTTTGATTATTAGTAGTATAACTATAATAATTAGTTTTCTTAGACTTGAACTTAGGAAAACCTACAGACTTATCTCTAAAAAAGTTTTTATAAGCTTTTTCTAAGTTTTGTTGAGCATTTGCTAACGCTAACGAATCAACTTCTTTTAGCCATTCAAATTCTTTTTTATATTGAGCAGGTGTATTCTTTAACATTTCGCCAGTTTCTTTATAATACTCTATTTTATCAGCCAACATCTTATTATAGATAAATCTAGTACATCCAAAAGTTTTAGCTAAATATTCTCTTTGACTTGAGTTTGGATATATTCTATATTTATAAGCTTTTAGCATACTTTTCTCCTTTCTATCCTTGATTCTGAATATATTTTCTTAATGTTTCTATACTTACTTCACTTATAGTTGATACGAAATAACCATCAGTAAAAAACGTTCTTTCTTTCCAAAAGTATTTACGTAATTTATCTGAAAATTTGTTCCACAATCTAATGGTAGTTTGTTGCTTTAATACTCTAATTATCATAAGTGGAGATACTTTTGGTTCACTTTCAACTAATAAGTGGATATGGTTTTTATCAACTTCTATTTCTAATATTATAAAATCATATTTTTGTGATATAGATAACATATTTTCTTTTACAAATTCTCCATATTGTATCATTAAGTTTTTTCTGTACTTACATACAAGAATTATATGGTATCTCAATATGAATTTACTGTGATTTTTACTATTATACAATATATTTATGAATATTTTTATTGGAGTGTGTCATATGCTAAAAAATAGAACTAAAATAGATTCAGCTATTGATACTGAATTATACATTGTCTGAAAAGACTAGAATACCAATTTCTAAATTATTAGACGAAGCTTTATCCGATTTACTTGAAAAACATAGAGGTTAATATTTTATTACGGATTCATCCCCTAAGCTAAAGACTATAGGGGATTTCTCCTACCCTCTATTAAACTGAATTGTTTTCTTATTCTACATATATTTCTATACTTGCAATTTATGCAATAAGTGAAGCTACTCATATCTAACTCCTTCTCTAGTTTTATCTATTCCCCATTGTTGTAATATGGGTAATATATCTCTCTTTAACTGAGGATAGTACTTATACAATGTCTCGTAGGCATTTAAGGGTTTGTCTATCTTAGTTAGTCTACAGCTTTCCCAGTCTATTACCATATTCTCGAAATCTCTTCTTGTTCTTGCTCTTCTATGATGTCTGCTTAGATTTCTGTGTATATTATGGGCTTTCTTTGGGTCTATTACAAAATACATAATCCACTTTAGTAAGTCGTGCGTATATCCCCTAAAAGTATTTCTTCCTAAGAATTTCTTTTCTACTTGTAGAAAAGCCTTTCTATGAGCCTTTGTATAATCTCTATAATCTTTTCTTGTATATCTACAATCTACAACTTTTTCCATAATCCCACCTCCTAACATAATATATTATATAAAAATATTTATCAAAAGTCAATAAATTAAATAAAATTTATTTTTCTTTACTCTCTGCTATTTCTATGGTTTGCTCTATTAGTGATAGCACAGTTGTTTGTCCAACTCCAAAAGGCACTGGAGAAAAATGTATTCCAATTTGAGACATTAATTTATAATCATCTTTTTTTACATCTCCATATAACTTACCTTTTTCATAATTTATAGACACATCTATCACAACCTGTCCTTTATCGAACATAGAGCAATCTAGAAAGTCTTTCTTTCCCACAGCAGTAATTATTATATCAGACTTGTTAATCTTGTTATACAAGCTCTTAGACTTGCTATGGGCTATTGTAACAGTTGCATTCTCTCTCAGTAGCAAGTGTGCCAAAGGCTTCCCCACTATATCACTGCGATTTATTATTAATACATCTTTCCCTTCTAACTCGATATTATAAAACTTTAACAGAGATATAATTCCTTTTGGAGTACAGGCAACATTACCTTTTCTATTTAAAACCAACCTACCTATATTAGCTTCTGTAAATCCATCCACGTCCTTATCGGGATTTATTAAAGATATTAAGTAATTTGAATCCAAATGTTTTGGTATTGGTAGTTGTAATAGAATAGATGTTATAGATTCGTCATTATTTAATCTACATATCAATTTCTCTATAACTGATTGTTTTACGGTATTGTCAAATTCAAATATTTTAGATTTTACTCCACACCTTTCTCCCATTGCCTTTTTATTTTTAATATATCTCTCCTTGTCTTCTTCCTTACCTATTTTTATTATAGCTATGTAAGGATTTGATTTTAATTTATCAACTCTATTCTTGAGTTCGATTACTCTTTTTTCCACTAAAGGTCTTGCATCTAATATCATCGGTATTCTCCTTTATTTCTTTTATATAGTTTATTCATTTTTTATATGCCCTCCTTATATTGAATATTATTATCTACTTCTCTTATATATTACCACTAAAATTAAAATAAGTCAACAAATTTTATTTAATTTGTTGATTTATTTTAATTTTTATTTAGTATCCATACTTATTAATGACGTATATATCAACTACTATAGATATACCAACTATTAATAATCATTCAACTTATATATTCTTTACTAGTCAATTTTCTTAGAAAATACAACAGATTGAGTTGAATCATTAAATCCATTTTCTATAGTTGTAACCACCATTACCGTATCCCCACTTTCATAGGTATTTAATAAATAATCTATAAGCTCATCTCTACTATATTTATTAGTTTGTATACTTGCTGTAGAGTTTTTACCAACGTTATCTTTCTTATATGGAATCATATTCTTATATGGAATCATATTCTTCCACATATCAATCTCTTGTCTTACCTTTTCCTTTTCAATACCTTTAACCTCCATAAATTTCTTTGTGTACATATAAGCTACTGTATCGCAAATTACTTTTTGACATAAACTATCTTTATGAGTAGGGGAGCATGTATTAGGTATTTCATTGTCACATTCCATTCCTTTGTATTTTAATTTAAAAGTTATTTTAGAAGCCAGTCTTTTCTTTATTTCTATATCCATTCCATTTTTTAAATTTTTAATTAAAGTCTTTTCCATATTTTCTACCTCCAAATATTATTATCTACTTCTCTTATATATTACCACTAAAATTAAAATAAGTCAACAAATTTTATTTAATTTGTTGACTTATTTTAATTTTTATTTAGTATCCATACTTATTAATGACGTATATATCAACTACTGTAGATATGACAACTATTATAATCATTAATATTTTACTTATTTCTTTGATAGGAGTTTGTATGTAGCCAAAATCTGAAAATTGTTTTCTTTCAAATTTATCCTCTACACTATCTCCTATCTTTTCTATTGTGTTATCAAATCCATCTAAAGAAGCTCCCTCTAGGTAATTTCTAACTTCATTTTTTAAATCCTCTCTCTCACTCCAAGAAAAAGGATAACACCATGTGATATTATTGTCTTTTGAACCAAAAGCTACAACAAAGTCGTTTTTATTTCCATTTTCCCAGTAATCTTGTAATGCAAATCCATAGTCACTACTAACATCCCCCAAATTTACTATTATAATATTTACCTGTTTATATGATTTGGTTTCGTTATAATTATTAGGATTATTAGTATTATTAAGTTCACTATTTTTACTATCTAGGGCGTTATTACATTTATCAAAATTATCAAACTCCCCCACTAACCTACACACTTTAAAATTATTAGATTCCATAGGGTACTCTGGTAATTTGTATTCTTTTAAGTCTATGGAGCTATGTTTATACATAGAATAACTACACTGAACCTTATTTTCATACTTATGGATAGAAGCAGTTGGACTTCCCACTGGATAATATTCTTCCAATTCTTTTGTGGAATTTACAAAAGAATCGCTAAACCTCTTTCCGTCTGGGGTTTTGGTAACATATTTTGTTCCATCATCGCTTGTTTTTATATAATTTATAGCATTGTGATGTTCCCAGTATCCATCATGCCACACTTGCCTACTTTGGGATTCTCCATTTGAATCAGTGTAGTATTCAGTTTCGTAATACCCCTCATGCCACTCATCCCACTCTTCTCTGTGTTCTGCTGTAGTTATATATCCACTCCAAACTTCTTTGTCCTCGGTTTGGCTCTTGTAATCTACTGTTATTATTATAGCAAATGTAGCCATTATAATCATAGCTCCACACACTTCACAAACTATAGTTTCCATAGAAAATAAATTTCTTTTTAGTAATATACAAGCTATTTTAGAAGCTAATAGAAAAAACACAAGTCCACATATCACATATAACATAACTCCACCTCCTATTTTTATTTCAATTTAAATGAATTATTATCATTCCCAGAATCAAAAGCTTTATCTGTTTTATCTGAGGTTACGATATATTTAGACATATCCTTTTGCTCTCTTCCTGTTATTAATTTCATTATTGGTTTCTTTTCTATATAGGTATTATACTCCCTAATTACATCTAATACTTTCTTTTGACTATTATTAAAACTATCTCTACTGTTTATTATATCTTGTTGTAATCTGGAATAAACACTTGTATCCATATTAGGATTATCTTCTTTTATAACCTTGAATAAATTTTGAGTTGCAACAACTTCTCCTTCATTGGAATATCTCCCTTGAATTAGACCATCGTACACCTCTTTAAACTGGGTTGCTTGTAACTCAGTTACTTGAGCCTCTTCTTGGAATTTCTTCCACATTGAATCATATTCAGATTTATTAGCTTGTAGTTGAGAATCTATTTTTTGTTCTAGGCTCACAGCCACATTTCTATGATTCCATAAAGCCATTCCTGGTATTGTAATAATTCCACTCAATACTAATAATAATATCAAAGTTATTGTTAATCCTTTTTTCATTTTTAACCTTCTCCTATTCTATACTATTTTTTATAACATCTTCAAAATTTATTTTATAATAATCTAGTTCTACCACCTCTGGTGTCTTTTCAAACCAACTTAACGGTGCTGATTTTCTACCTATGTTATTTATACAATGGCTCATTGTTAATGCAGGTACAAGGAACAATCTTTTTAATTCACTAAATCTAATTAAATAAAACCCTATGCCCTTAAAATCCCTAACCCATCTATCTAAAAACTCCACTTGATAATCTTCGATGTTGGCAAATGGGAAAGAGGTCTTATTAGTAGTAGATTTAGCCTCTATAGATATTGCTCTACCCTTATTTGTTATTCCACAAAAATCAACAAACTTAGATTTTTCCTTACAAAAAGCCTTTACTATTTTACCATAAGAACCTCTTACTACAGTCCATTCAACTGGAACTTTATTTATTACTGCTTTTCCCAAAAAATTCAACTCATCACAATGTCTTTGAATATCGTGTTCAAACGAAGCTCCAATTCTATTTGATGTGTTCTTTCTTTTAGTTGTGGGGTTTGTTTTAGACTTGCTCTCTGCTATTTTTACAATTTCAACTATTTCTTCTTTCGTGTTTTTACTCATATGACCTCTCTTTAAAAATTTTATTTTTGTCATATCTTAAATCCTAAGTTTATTTATTTAGACTGATTTTATCTCCTCAACCTCATTTGGTAAAAATACTCTTCTTTTTTCAAAGAATAAATTAGAGGGTATGTAATATCTACTCAAGGTTTTACACTTTTTATCAGAACATCTTCTAACAAAGCTGGTGTAATTTTTATTGTCTAATTTACATTTATATACATTTGTGTATTTAGATATTATATTCCCCAAATCTTTTCCACACCCTCCACAAACTATCTTCTCTTCAACTACCGAACATTCTTTTAGTTCGTATCCATCGGAAATAGATGGGTCTTTTTCTTCATTTATTAATACTTTCTTCTTTTGTTTCGCCATAACGCCTCCTAAAAAATCTTGTCAAAAAATTGTTTTATTAGATATACCACAGAAATTATCTCAACTATTTTAATTACTGCATCCCAATCAATCATGATTCTTACTATTCTTTTCTTCCATGATAATTTTAAACATATCTCTTATATCATCCATTAGTTCATATCTTTTTTCACTAATAGACGATATAGCAAATTCTTTTTTAACTAGGTCTATATACATTGTATGAGACCCATCATCTCCCATATAAAACTCTTCCCACTCTACTTCGCTCATAAGTCTCTTTACATTTAATTGTTTTAAAGCTAGATTGTCAAATGATACTACGGATATATTTTTAGTAATTTCATCCAACTTGTCATATAACTCCTGCTTCTTACACTCTATCGATGTTGATGTTTTTTCATAATTACTTATTCCTCTTCTAAACATTTTATATCCTAGGATTAATAATTTATATCCTTTTCCATATAATTTACTTAAGTCATCTACTGAAACCAATCCATTTATTACGTGTATTACAGCATTGGGAAATTCCTTTATTGCCTTTAATACCTCTGGTTTAAATGAAAATACACTTATTCCTATTCCATAAATTAAATTATCATCTCTCAATTTTCTTATAAGTTCTAAATTATCCATAAATTGATTTTCATGTACAGTCATTGAAATTATTATTTTCTTTTGTTTACATTTTAGTAAGAAAGGTACTAATTGGTCATTTAATAATACATCTCCTCCACCTAGAGCTATTTCAGTATAAGGATTTAAAGTATCTATAAACTTAGCATTCATTAAATCAGCTACCTCTCCATCTGGAGTACTATTTTCATGGCACATAGCACAATTCATCATACATCTGTTGGATATTTTTAAATCCATAGATTCTGGAAACTCTGGTTTGAACTCATCCTCTTTTGTAAATCTGATTTTAGTACCATCTTCTAACATAGTCACCTTATAATTGCCATTTGTATACATACCTAATATTTTTTTCATATTTACAACACCTCTTCTTAATTCCACTTATAAAATACTTCGCATTTTTCTATTTCCACTTTTTCCTCTAGCTCACTCTCTACGCTAATATCTTCATTGTCATTTCCAGTTATTACTATAGAGTTTTCATTTAGTAAATAATCCTCTATATTTTCTAAAGCCATGTTTAAGAACTTTTCATCAATACAACATCCATGGTCTATATAACAACTGTCTATATAATCATCATTAAAATCCAACTCACATCCTAAATTAAACAACTTGCCACACAACTCATTCTTTATATCTGATAGAGGCTTTTGCATATTTTCATCATCCTCATATATACACTCACAATTCTCAATCAATGCAGTGTATAAGTAGTTTAATTTTTCTTGTGGTGTTTCTAAAACTCTATGTTCCCATCCAAATTGTTCAGCTTTTGCCACCATAGTTTCTGGTAACTTTCCTACAGTATTCTTTGTGCATATTGTCATAGCATGAGTTGAGCTACTGTTAGTTTCAAATATTCCTCTTCTTATACTTAATTTCATATAAACGCCTCCATTTTATTTAATTTATATAACTAATTAAATTTACCAAATACCACTATTTCATCACCATGTTCAGAAGTATATTCTTCATTATAAGTTTCTGTATAATCCTCAACATTTGGGTCATATTTCCACATGTTATAATTATCAAATCCATTTTCTCTCCAGAAATCTTTTAAGTCATCGTTCATTTTTATCTTATGGTCTAGTAAATCCTCAGCTATTTTAAATTTCTTTTTGTCATCTTTTAAATCATCTATTGATATTATTTTAAATATATTTTCATAATATCCATCATCTGCATATTCACATAAACTCTCTAATATAGAATCTACAGCTTCTTTTCTGTTATAGAACCTAGTTTCTACATATCCTTTTGGTAGATATAAATTTCCATTTTTAAAATCTTCCCATTCACTCTTTTTACAGAATGTCAAACTATGAGTTGAACTACTATTAGTTTCAAATACTCCTCTTCTTATACTTAATTTCATTTTCATGCCTCTTTCCTGTTTATTGTATTGTATCATCATTATATAAGTTTAGTTTCATCCATTTCTCTAAACACCAATGGAACATATATATGATATTTAACTCCTCCTAGGATATCACATATTTTATTTTGAACTCTTCCATCTTGAGATTTAAAAAACTTTGTTATACTATGTATTCTATCACAAGAATTATTAAGTTCTTTCAACTCATGTATTCCCAATTCTTCTAAGTCTCTCAATATATCATCTTCCATTACATTAGTTTGAACTACTTTTATAGCTCTCGATAGTGTGAAATCTAATTGTTTTTTACTCATATAATTTCCTCTTTTCTTTTGATTTCTTCCAATACTTCTAATATTTTATTAGATTGATTTTCATCTTTTAGAATTTCTTCTATTAATTTATAAGTAATGTATTTGTATGAATTACCTATAAAAACCAAATCTCCACTAAAAGAATTAGAACATTCTGGTTCATATATACCTATTATCTTATCTTTTAGAACTATTATTCCCTTGTGTCTATCCAAAAAACTTCTAACGACCTCTATATTACTTTTCTTTAACTCCTCTAGTAATCTGTTATATAATAATTGTCGTGAGTTTGAATATTCAATAGTTATTGTAATTCTATATTTATCATAATAGGTATCTACTTCATTATAATTTCTAAATAATCTTATTATTATTATCACCTCCTTACGTATTTTATTATACTTTATTTAATTTGTATTGTCAACATTTATTTGCTTTATAATTAAAACAATTCAATTTATCATACTTGGCTATGTTTTTCATCTTGATATAAGTATCTGTATTTTTATTCACATTATTTACTTTCGTCTTTCTTCATATTGTTAAGCATTGTCCAAGTATTGGCAACAACACCTGTGTTAACATAAAGTTTTTCTAAAGAGTTATTATCTAAGATTATAGCTCTTTCTCTAATATACCTAGTATTTACAGCTATATCATCATCGATTATCCTTCTGTTCATTTCTAGAATTTGTTTATTAGTAGCATTAGGTTCTCTATCTAAACTTCTCAATATTACATTTCGATAATCACAATCTATGTAATAGCTTACTAATTCTATATTATTTTCTTTACAAAAATATCTCATAGACCTAACTCCTTGAGAATCAAGAATTACTATATAATCACCATCCTTAGTTAAATCTATAGAATTTTTATTAACCCCGTAGTAATATTTTCCAGATTTAGTATTATACTCTCTAGCTTCTACAAAATCCCCATGTCCCTCTTTGTTATACTCCTTTAGGAATTCTTCTTTAGAAACAAAATGATATTCAACCCCTTCAGTTTCCCCTTCTCTCTTAGGTCTAGTAGTCCAAGATATGATAGGTATTAAATCCTTGTTCACCTTACACACTTCTTTTAATAAAGTGTCCTTACCGCTGGCAGTAACTCCTGTTAATGTTATTAATCTAATATTTCTCTTATTCAAATTTTTCTCCTCCTATAAAATCCCAACTTCTTTTTTTACTAATTTATCAACCAGTTCATTGAACTTTTCTCCAGAGTGTCCTTTTACCTTACAAAACTCCACATTTAATCCAAATATATTCACCAAGTCGCTATATTCTTCTAAGTAGTCTTTAGCTATAGGTTTTTTAGCTTTCCATTCTCCCTTAACCCATTTTTCTATACCTGTGTAATCATATACGATATCTATGTTTTTATAACCTAGTTTAACTGCCTTTTTAATAGCTAATATAACAGCTTGTGTTTCCCCCGTTACATTTCTAGAACCATAGAAATCAGTCATGTTCATAGTTGCCTCTTTATAGTTTTTCTCATCGCCTTCTTCGAAGTATATCACTCCCCCTCCTGTTAAATTGGTTGATTCATTATAACTCCCATCTGTATAGCAAATCAATTTTTTACCAAAAGGATTACTATTTCCATTTAATTTGGTTTCTTTAGATTTTTTATTATCCAAAGATACTTTATTTACTTTTGTTTGAACAATAGATATTATTGTGTTTAAATCATTGTCATTTAGATATTCCTTATTGGAATTCAAGAATTTAATAAAATTTCCCCATTTCATATAATCATCTCCTAATAATTTTAAATTTTCCTAGGCATAACGCCTAGGTTTTTTACTACATCATAATTGCAGGTGGGTCTATCATAACTACAATAGGAATTATAGTCAATATAATTCTAATAACTTTTTTCATTTTAAATCGCCTCTTTTCTCATTTTTTTCATTTCTTTATATATCTGACCACTCAAATCAAAATTTTCTATTTGACAAGCAAGGTCATATTGTTCACACAACAATGGATAATTTTTAGTTATTATTGCTATGTTACTTACAATACCTATTTTATATATATTAGAATCGCTAAAGACAGAGAATAGTCTATAAATTCTGAAATATCTTCTATATATTTCTTTACTATTCATTGTATCTTTGTTTAATTCTGTATCCAACCATAGACTAAGGTATATTTCCAATCTATGTAAGTCATACATACCATCCTCTTGTATGACCCTTAAGGATTCAATGCAATATAATTTGGCTTGTTCTTTGTTTCCTAATTTTTTATTTACAAGCCCTAGTTCATAATTTAAGAACCATCTGTCTTCTATTGCCTCTACCTCTTTTATATCTACTTTTAACAATTTATTAAGAGCCTTTCTGTATTCTCCTCTATTTATACACTCCCTTATTGGATTCTTAAACATAATCCTCACCCCCGATATTATACAACCTTTCTATTCATTGATACATTCATATATTCCAACTCTAGTTCCATATCTAATGAATATTTTACTTTTAGCTTATTAAACTCTTCAATAGCCACTTCCAATATATCATAGTCAGACTTTATTTTAGTTAACGGAGTTCCATTTTCTAAACTCTTAGCAACGTAAAAGTCTAACTTTTCAATTTCACACTTCTTCTTTTCCATAGCTTTTACTATCTTGTTATATTTACTGTCTTCTAAACTAAGGCTAATTTTAGCACTATTATCTATTTTAGTCAATGTTTTGCTATCCACTTGACCTAAATATTTAATTAATCTAGATTTGTCTATTGTTTTTATTTGTTCTAAAAGAACAACTGATTTCTTTGGTAAAAAGTCTTGAGATATTTCGACATGGGTTGGTAATTTAGCTTTATTCATCCTAGAAGTTATAGTAGCAACTATAACAGTAGGACTGTACTTATTACCTGTATCGTTTTGTAATATTATTACAGGTCTTGTTCCTCCTTGTTCTGAACCTATAGTTTGCTCTAGTGAGTTTAACTTAGCCTTAAATACACTTCCTCTTTTATATATCATCTTTTATTCCCCTCTTCTCTTTTATAAACAAATTACCATTTGTTTACTTCCATGTATTTATAATACACCTAAAGTTACAATAAGTCAACATATTTTATTTATTTTTTATATATAAAATAAATAAAGATTAAGAACCTATAAGTCCTTAATCTTTTTAAAGTTAAAACCATTTTTGATACAGGTGTCTTCAACAAATTTAATAGAATCGGGGTCTTCTATTAAAGATGGTTTAATATTTTTACTCAAAACCTTCTCCCCAGTCAAATCTGTATACAACTTCTTTAACTTAACAACTCCATTTACAGATGTGTTGTCGGTTGAAAATATATCATCCACTTCCTCGATATCAAAAGTAGTTAACTTTCCATTTAATCTTCTATTTAATAACATATCTATTTTTCTAGACTTAACCATGTCATTGAAACTTATTCTTCTAATACCTATAGAGGCACACGCTCTAGTGACCTTTCCAAATATTGTATTATATGTTTCTAATTCTCCAGTTCCTCCTGCTGATTTTTTTAATACATATCCATAATCAATAAGTTCAATACCTTTTCTATTCTCCCCCTCTTTTTTATTATATACTATAAATTTATGTTGTTTAAATCTATTTATATAATATATAAAAGTTTCATCTAGAGGTAGTATTGTCTTCAACTTACCTTTTTCCATTATATTGCAGAAGTATCTATCTCCTTGTTTATATATATCATTCCATCTTAGGTTTATCATCCAAGACAATTCTTTTCCAACAATTCCATATCTGGCTAGTATAAGTGGCATAAAGTTACTTATATCTGTAACCATATCCATGTCTCTTATCTTATCCCAGAACTCATCCAAAGACTCTATCTTCTTTCTTGTGAAAAGTTTATTACTTTTTTTTAATGATTTTATATCTAACTCTTGACAAGGATTTATAGATATATTTCCTTTGTATATATTCCATTCCATATATTTATTTATAAATACCAATATATTGCTTTTTGTCTGTTCTGAATAAGCCAATTTACTAGCAATTATATTTTCTATCTCTTGACCACTATAATACATTAAATCTTTGTCTTTATTCATTTCATCAAAGTGAATATTAGTATTATATAGTATCCAAGTGCTAGTTTGAGTATTTACAGATGAGTAAACCTCATTTATAAAATCTAATTTATTTCTTTGGAATTTATCATAGCTCTCCAGTACTTTTTGTCTATCTTCCGTATCTAAGTTTTTCTTTCCTAAAAATTCATTATTCATAATACTAATACTCCTTTACTAAGTTAATGAAATAATCACTTATATTTTTAACAGAAACCGATTTTTTATTAGGAACTATTTTATCCAACTCTCCTTTAGAATCTAATTCCTCTAATGATTCAGCCACCTTAAATATTATATCATCATCTAATTTGTTTTTTGCATTAAGTTCTAAAGCTATAGTTAAGTATCCAATAAACATAGTTGAATTTAATAAATTAGTATTATTCTTTATGCTGTTTAAATCTTTATACTTATACTTATATGTTTCCACAATTATACTTATAAATCTAGCTATTTTATCTGTCAGAAATTTTCTAGCACTTATAGAATTTAAATTAGTTAATCCACTAAAGTTCTTTATATAAGATACTAATATAGATTTGTAAGTATAAGTCTTATAAGCTCTATATTCTTCATAGGTATCTGGGGTATTTTTAAGTATATCTATTTTTTCCAAAAGTTCATTAATGAATTTATAATTATCATCATCATTCAAGCTTTCTAACCAGTTTATATCTGTATCTGAGCGTTTGAAAGTTTGACCAACAATTCTTCTAGCACCTTTTAAATCTCTTAGGGTTAACTTTACCAATAATCCTCCTTTTAGCCACTCTCCAGTCTTCTCTTTGTACTTTCTAGTTGCTATTACACTAGCCATTATTCTGTGCATACCATCTATACAATCCACCGAAGTGTAGTTTTTAGACTTTCTATCATAGTTTGGAACTATTTTTATATCACCTATGTTTTCGAACCTAGGAGTGAATTTAAATTGAGGTACTGTTTGTTCATTTATAAGCCTTATATTTAATGTTATACAGTCTTCCTCATACATTCCATTAATCATATCCATGGCAATCTCTTCCACAGATGACATATTTATATCCATCTCTCTAACTACAATATCCTTATTAGACCCTATTAATTTAAGTTTGGAAGCTCTTTGAGATTTTTTATTATATCTAATTAACATATTAGTATAATATAAATATATGTCTTTATAACTTAGATATCCACTATAGTTAAAATCATCTATTTTGGTGAAATTTTTTAAATTTAATTCAGTTACTTTTTCTTCTTGATAAAAGTAATCTTCATATTCACTTATTGTATTTTCACCAAAATAGTTTTCTGGATTAAATTCTTTTTCATTAAAGGTTTCAAAAATTCCTTGTAATATGGCTATTAACTCCATATCACTTAACTCTGAAACAGTTTTGGTTTCATCCATCAAAGATGGAATAACCATTGTGTTCAATCCTTTCTTGCTTAGTTGCTTGGTTATATTTAAAAACATTGTTGTGTTATCTATTTGACTGGATAATTTTTTATATATATTTTCCTCTAAAACATTTTTTGAATACATTTGTATCTCTCCTTTTATTTCTTTGTACATTATATACAAAATGAAACAAAAAGTCAATAACTTTTACTTGCTATATTCTAGACATTATTACTTTTTCATCGTTAATAAATACAATTACTTCATCTATGTCTTCAATATCAGCTATTTCATCTTCTATATAAATATGTAGTGAAGATGAATCTATTTTATTACTATTTCTTTTTATAAAATCATCTATGTGAAATTCTGTTAAACAAATTCCATTTTGGGGTTGTATTAGAATCCCAAACTCACAAGTTTCTAGCCATTGCCTGAAATCAACTAGCTCTAAGTCTAATAATTTTAAGTTTTTGTCTTTTTTTACCATATTCTTCCTCCTTATTTTCCTTACCATAATTTAATATTGTATTTACAACCTCTATTTTTTCTCTATCTTTACTTATAGTATCTTTTACATATATTTTGGTTGCTACATCAGAACCTTCCCATCCTCCTATTAGTTTTAATATAGTTTCACTACATCCAGCATCTATTCCTGTATTTATAAAATATTTTCTGAAAGTGTGATTAACTATTTTGTCTATAGAAGTTTCTTCTGCTAACCTCTGTAACATAGTACATATAGCATTTGTTTGTTTAAACCGACTTCCTCTATATGACAATATCAAATACTTGTCATCTGCTTTTTTATTTAATGTTGTCATGAGAAAGTCCTGTCTCTTATCTAGATAATCATAGTAGTATTTCTTGCAATCTCCACATATGGGAACTCTCTTGCCTTTTCCTGTTTTAGTTTCTTCTGGAAGAATATCAACAAATAACTCACCATCGTCATTTATCTTTGGTCTATCTACAGGTATGTTTATCAGTTCAGATATTCTCATACCTGTACTTGCTAGAAAAGTTATTATAAATCTATTTCTACTCTTTTCCATATCATTTCTTCCCACTTCATAAGTTCTTAGTATTAATTCATCTAGTTGTTTGGTAGTTATTAAAGGAGTTTCCTCAGATGTTTTTAATCCATTGAGTTTACTAGATTTGTTATTCTTTAGGTCGCTAACTCCTCTGGTAAATGGAGTGTCAATAACATTCTCTATATAGCATAGATATTTTGAAAATACTCTAAGTGTAGCCAATCTTCTATTGATTGTTTTAACAGCATATCTTTTTTCCTCTGCCAAGTAATTCCTCCAGTTTAGTATATCACTAGCTTTGACCTTTTTAATAGCCTCTAATTCTGAACTTCCTTCAAATTTATCAGCTAAAAATTCATAAAAATTATTTAAATCTATTATTGTTGCCTTTCTAGAGTTTTCACAATCAGATTTTTTACTCTTCAAAAATCTATTATATAATTCTTTTTCCATATTATTCCCTCCAATTAACTTAATTAAATAATAGCATATACTTTTTTATAGGTCAATAAAAAATTTTATTTAATTTTTATTGATTTTAGATATAGTACTTACCATAATAGAACCATCATTCTTTTTCTTTATCAGTAGATTTACAGAGTCTCCTTTGGAATAACCATCTGCAAATACTCTTACTTCTTCTCCTGTAGTTAATGTAATACAATCAATAATATATTCACCTAGGTGGTGTACATCAGTAACCACTCCTGTTACTGATGTACAATTTTTACTATCTATTGGAGAAACCTCTCTTATATTCTCCACTCTATACACATCTACACATTCTTTATTTTCACTACATTGATTAAAATGATTGGATAATTTACTACTAATTACTATTCCCGTAAAAATACCCAAACCTAAAAATATTGATGTTAATATTGCAACTTTACTACCTTTCATAATCTCTCCTCCTATTCTATTGCTCCAGCATTGAATTTAATATTTCTTCCTTTCTCTCTCCCTTCTGAGACTATATTTGAGTTCTTATAATATGAAGTGTTTTTATACTTACTTCCCCCCTCTGTAGCTTCAGCAACATAGTCAAGTACTTCTTTAGGGGTTTGCATCACCAACCCCCATTCTGAATTATTTGAGTTTTGTTCTAAAAACATTTCTCTAAGTCCAATGTTAAACCCCACTGCAAAATCATTAGTTATACCTCTATAGCTTTTGTTTTGCTTTTTTAACTGCTTTACATTATAATCTATAACTTTAAGACAATATACATACATATTTCTAACTATTTCACAATCTAGCTTATTTCCAACTATAAGCAAGAAACTTTCAAATCTCTTCCCATTGTATCTAGAATCTATAATTATAGAACAACAGTTATATTTACTCAATGTAACAAGTAGACTCTTCCTCCAACTACCTCTAGAAGTTCCTGGTATTTCCATTTCTATTACTTTATTATCCTTTTTGGTAATATCTCTTTCTGTTAATTTGTGTAAACCCATTAGCTCTCTAGCTTTTCCTAAAGCAACTTTAGCTTCATTTTCATTAGAAGATTGTCCTAATGCCAATAATTTATTTATTTTTTCAACTATCTTATTTCTATTTTCCATTTTACCTACCTCCAAGTTTTAATGATTTCCATGTATTAATAATATCATATATATTATTATAAGTCAACAATTTTATTTAATTTGTATATGTACTAAAGTCTAGACAGACTAGACTTTTGTTGTATTACAATATCTCATATATATTATGTTCAATCTCATTAACTACTTCTTCACATATTAATGACATTTTATTATTGTTTATTGCATACATTGTATACTCTTCATTGTAATTCCAAAGTGTGTCGTCTACATCTAAGGAGCTACCATCTACCCATTTAACTGATGGAACATAAGCATTTAATCCGTCAAACAACTTCTCTGCTCTATTTAAAGTAGTACATCTAAATACCACTGTAGACACACCGTCCTTTTCACCTTGTATAAAAGCCTCTTTTATATTTGATAAATCTTTAAATGAATGTTTTATTACTAGCATATTGTCAATCCCTCCGAGTTTTAATGATTTCCATGTATTAATAATATCATATATATTATGTTCAATCTCATTGACTACTTCTTCACATATTTAAAACTTTTATTCTTTTTGGTTTTGTATATAGGTACAGATGCTATAACATCTCCTGTTGTTGAGTAAAATCTAAATCTACCCTTGCTTCCAGATTCAGTTCCTATTGAGCTTATTTCAACATCTCCATTTCCTTCGTTTATATACTTTTCTAACTCTTCTACAAATTCTAATAAAGTTATATTTTTAATCATTTACCTTATCCTCCTAAAATTCTATACTACAATCAAGTTTAGATATAAACTCTTCTAATTTACAGTATTTTTCATTCATAAATTTCAAATCTTCTAAAGTGGCATGTCTACTTTTTCCAGTTTCCTTAGATACAATAGATATACTTCCTCCCCATGATATATTGAAGTTGAGTGTTCCATAGGTGCTTATAAAATCTTTCACTTTCCTTTCCAAAACACTTTTCTCATCTGTATTTAGAAAATATTTTGTCTCTTCTGATATACAGAATTGTAATTGTCTACAAAACAATTCATCCACTAGGGTAACAAATGTATCACTTCCACATGGAGAATCTAAGCTCCATATATGTCTATTACATCTTAATAAAGTAATCTTTCCTAGTTTGCTCCCCCAGTCATAAACAAAGTCAGATATTATATCATCATACCCATTTCTTTTTATCCAAGGTTTAAATGATACAGTTTTAGGCTTTCCTTGAGAATCTGTTTTAATGACACCACTCTCCAAATCTTCTCTATATTTCCTCTCAGCCTCAAATATCTTATCCAATTTATTATCATTCATCCTATTTACAAACTCTATTTTATCTTCTGTTGAAGTGTTTATTACCAATAGTTCCATACCTCTCGATGTTTTTTCAATTTCTAATAATTTCATGTCTTCAACTTTCCATTTAAACATACCAAACCTCCAAGTTTTAATGATTTCCATGTATTAATAATATCATATATATTATTATAAGTCAACAATTTAAATAAAAAATTTTTAATAGTTTTATATATTATTACTATGTCCTTTTACTTCAATTATATAGTTGAATAATATTTAGTGGATTATCCCACTAAATATTATTTATTTTGTTTAAAAAATATACTTCACTCATTTTGATAATATCTAAATAATTCTTTCTATGTGGATTAAGTTCTATCCCTCCATCTGTATTTTCAATCCTATCTATAAACTCTTCTTTTGTAATCTCCTCTTGACAACCTACGTTATACAAAATATTTCCATTCTTTAATACACAAGTTACTACCCTACCTTCTGGATTTTGAATCTCAATATATTCATCAACTTTAGATGTTAGTTTTCCTATAAGTTTTTTATCTCCGTATAATTCTGCATTTCCATATACCCTACTTTCTCCATATACTCTACTTTCTCCATATACCCTAGCATTATCATATACCCAAGCATATCCATATATCCTAACATTGTCATATATCTTAGCATTATCATATACCCAAGCATTTCCCAATACCCAAGCATATCCAAATATCCTAGCATTGTCATATATCTTAGCATTTTCAAATACCCAAACATCTCCATATATCTTAGCATCGTCATATATCCTAGCATTGTCATATACCCTAGCATTGTCATACACCTCAGAGTCTCCAAATACCCGAGCATCTCCATATATCTTAGCATCGTCATATACCTTGGCATTTCCAAATACTCTTGCTTTTCTATACACCATAGCATCTCCACACACTCTTCCATATCCATATAATTCAGCTTTTCCATATACCTCTGCTCTTCCATACACCTCTGCATTTCCTCGTACAATAGCATTTTCATATACAATAGCATCATCATATACTCTTCCATCTTCATATACCTCAGCATTGTTATAAACCCAACAATTATCCTCTTGACTTAGGTTTTCCTCTTTCTCTATCCAACCTCCTAAGTCTCCAGTTTTTACATCTGAGAAATCCTTTAAAGCTTTAATTCTATGTAGGACTCTATCTCTTAAGTTTTTTGTTTCATCTGTTAATTCATACTTTTTATTCATTTTCTCTACCTCTCATTCTTCTTTTAAAATATAATTCACTCATATCTATAATATCTAAATAATTCTCTCTATGAGGATTAAGTTCTATTCCTCCATTTGTATTATATATTCTATCTATAAACTCTTCTTTACTTATTTCTTCTTGACAACCTACATTATACAAAATATTTCCATTCTTTAATACACAAGTGACCAATCTTCCTTGTGGATTTTTAATCTCAATATATTCATCAACTTTAGATATTAGCTTTCCTGTAAGTTTGTTATTTCCAAATAATTCAGCGTTTCTATATAATTCTGCATTTCCATACACTCTTGCATTTCCACATACTTTAGCATTGTTATATACTTTAGCATTTTCATATACTCTTGCATCTCCAAATACATCGGCAATTCCACATACCCAAGCATCTCCAAATACAACTGCATTTCCATATATACAAGCATTTCCACATACTTTAGCATTGCCACACACACTAGCATTTCCAAATACCTCAGCTCTTCCAAATACCCTAGCATTTCCATATATACAAGCATTGTCATAGACTTTTACATTTCCAAATACCTCAGCATCTCCATACACCTCAGCATTGTTATAAATCCAACAATTACCCTCTTGACTTAAATTTTCTTCTCCTTCGACCCAACCACCTAATTCTCCTACTTTTACATTTCCAAAATCTTTTAAAGCTCTAATTCTATATACTACTCTACCTCTTGTCTCTTTAGTTTCATCTGTTAATTCATATTTTTTATTATTCATTTATAAATCCTCCTTTTTATAATTTTTATTCTTATAATTTTATCAAGTTTAAAAATAAACTCTATAATATATTTATTTCTTGAATACATTATATCATATATAAATATATTATGCAATTTATTTTTAATTTGTAGGGGAATGTTTTCCCCTACTTTAAGTACATCTCTGCCATTTTTATTATCTTTAAATAATACTCTCTATGAGGATTGTTTTTAATCCCCCCATCTGTATTTTCAATTCTATTTATAAACTCTTCTTTAGTTATTTCCTTTTGACAACCTACATTATACAAAATATTTCCATTTTTTAATATACAAGTAACCAATCTTCCTTCTGGATTTTTAATCTCAATATATTCATCAACCTTAGATGTTAGGTTTCCTATTAGTTTTTTATTTCCACATATCTCGGCATTTCCACACACCAACGCATCTCCATATACAACAGCCTCTTCATACACTTTACCATTTTCAAAAACCCATGCGTCTCCGTACACCTTAGCATTTCCATACACCTCAGAGTCTCCATACACCCTAGCATTTCCACACACCCTAGCACATCCACACACCTTAGCATTTCCATATACCCACGCATTTTCACATATTTTACCATCTTCATACACTTTAACATCTCCAAAAATTCTTGCATCTTCATATACCATAGCATCTCCATATAGCATAGCTTTTCCATATACTTTAGCATCTTCATATACCATAGCTTTTCCAAAAATTCTTGCATCTTCATATACCATAGCATTTCCAAAAATTCTTGCATCTTCATATACCATAGCATTTCCATATACTTTAGCATCTTCATATACCCAAGCATCTCCGAAAACTATAACATCTCCGAAAACTATAACATCTCCATACACCTCAGCATTTCCAAATACTTCAGCATTTTCATACACTTTAGCATATCCATATACTTTAGCATTATCATATACTTCAGCGTTTCCATATACTTTGGTATTATCGTATACCCTTGCATTTCCGTATATTTTAGCATCTCCAAATACCTCAGCATTTCCAAAAACAGCGACATCTTCACATAGCTTAGCATCTTCACATAGCTTAGCATTTCCATAAACTATAGCATTTCCCCATACCTCTGCATTTCCATATACTTTAGCACTTCCATATACTTTAGCATATCCATATACCGTTCCATTTCCATATACTTTAGCACTTCCACTCACCTTAGCATCTCCACATACCTCAGCGTTTTCTAATACCTCAGCATTATCATATATTTTTGCATTATCATACACAACTGCATTGTCGTGTATCGTAGTTTCTCCAAATACCTTAGCATTTCCAAATACCTTAGCTTTTCCATATACCTCAGCATTATCATATACAATAGCATTATCACACACAACTGCCTCTTTATAAATCCAACAATTACCTTCTTGACCTAAATTTTTTTCTTTTTCTATCCAACCTCCAAAGTCTCCTGCTTTTACATCTGAGAAATCTTTCAAAGCTTTAATCCTATGTAGAACTCTTCCTTCTAATTCTTTAGTTTCTGTTGTTAATTCATACTTTTTATTATTCATTTTCCTACCTCCTAATTAATTATATTTTAAATATGTAAAATAAAGGTGGTAAGGGGATTGCTCCCCCCACCTATGTACATAGTAGCCTAAGCTATAGGCTATTATTTTTTATTTTGATAATTGTTTTTGTTTGCACTTATGTAGATATTTTTCAATATCTTCTATTGTTGTATTAGTATCAAATCTCATAATTCTCACCTCAATGAATTTTTACATTTTATTTAATTTGTATTTTATTGGCTTAAACTTGCTTAAATCCGAATTTTTTTCTAATTTAGAATAATTATTTTTAGTAAGTAAGAATATATTATATAATTTACCATCTATTTTTAAGAATAGAGTATTATCTTTATCCTTACTTATTTCCACCTTACTACTATTTCTAATTTTAGAATATAAAACTCCTAAATTGTTGTATTCGAACACACCTGTTTTACCACCCAAGATAACTCTATGGACTAGGGTATTAAATCTATCTTCGTAATTCATTATGGTATTCTCCAACCAATTTGAAAATCTATTAACTTTACTATCCCATACCCAATTACTTTCTCCAGAGGATATTACCTCTGGAATATTTATAAATTTCTCCTTGTTTAATATAAGTGTTCTTGCCATTTTTATTTTTCCCCCTATATAAATTTCTATGTCTTCTTCTCTCTAAGAACCCCTACTTTAACCTTATTTATTAAAATACATCTCAGCCATTTTGATTATCTTTAGATAGTATTCTCTATGTGGATTGTTTTTAATCCCTCCATTTGTATTGTATATTCTATCTATAAAATCTTCTTTAGTTATTTCCACTTGACAGCCCACATTATACAAAATATTTCCATTCTTTAATATACAAGTGACTAATCTTCCTTTTGGATTTTGAATATCAATATATTCGTCAACTTTAGATATTAGCCTTCCGGTAAGTTTATTATCTCCATATAATTCTGCATTTTCATATAATCTACTTTCTCCAAATGCTTTAGCATAGTCATAGACTTTAGCATTGTCATAGACTCTTGCATCTCCCCATACCTCAGCATATCCAAAAACCCTAGCATCTCCAAATACTATAGCATCTCCCCATACCTCAGCATTTTCATATATCTCAGCTCTTACTAATACCTCAGCATATCCAAAAACCCTTGCATCTCCAAAAACCCTTGCATTTCCAAATACCTTAGCATTATCATACACCTTAGCATTTCCAAATACCTTAGCACATTGACATACGATACCATCTCCAAAAACCCTGGCATTTCCAAATACCTTAGCATTATCATATATCTCAGCATCTTCAAATACCTTAGCATTATCATATACCTTAGCATTATCACACACAACACTCTCTTCATAAACCCAACAGTTACCTTCTTGACTTAAATTTTTTTCTTTCTCTATCCAACCTCCTAGGTCTCCAGTTTTTACATTTCTAAAATCTTTTAAAGCTTTAATTCTATGTAGAACTCTACCTCTTAACTCTTTAGTTTCATCTGTTAATTCATACTTTTTATTATTCATTTTAATTACCACCTTTTATTTATTTTTATTCTTATAATTTTATCAAGTTTAAAAATAAACTCTATAATATATTTATTTCTTGAATACATTATATCATATATAAATATATTATACAATTTATTTTAATTTGTAGGGGAGGTATTTTTCCCCTACTTTATTTATTTGCTAAAATACATCTCAGCCATTTTAATAATCTTTAGATAGTATTCTCTATGTGGATTAACTTCCATTCCCCCATTTGTATTGTGTATTCTATCTATAAAGTCTTCTTTAGTTATTTCTTCTTGACAACCTACATTATACAAAATATTTCCATTCTTTAATATACAAGTTACTATCCTACCATCTGGATTTTGAATCTCAATATATTCATCAACTTTAGATGTTAGATTTCCTATAAGTTTTTTATGTCCAAATAATTTTGCGTCTCCAAATATTCTACTTTCTCCAAATACTTTTGCATATTCATATACCTTAGCATATTCATACACTCTTGCATTTCCATATATCCAAGCACAATCATATACCTTAGCATTTCCATACACTCTTGCATTATCATATACGATAGTTTTTCCCTTTACCTCAGCATTGTCATATACTCTTGCATATCCATATACACAAGCATTTCCATACACTTTAGCGTCTTCATATACAACAGCGTCTTCACATACCTCAGCATTGTCATATATCTTAGCACTTCCACATACTCTTGCATTTCCAAATACTTCAGCATTTCCATACACTCTTGCATTTCCATACACTCTTGCATTTCCATACACTCTTGCATTATCATATACAATAGCATTATCACACACAACACCTTTTTTATAAATCCAACAATTACCTTCTTGACTTAGATTTTTTTCTCCCTCTATCCATCCTCCTAGGTCTCCAGTTTTTACATTTCCAAAATCTTTTAAAGCTTTAATTCTATGTAGAACTCTACCTCTAAACTCTTTAGTTTCATCTATTAATTCATACTTTTTATTATTCATTTTCTCTACCTCCTAATTAGTTGTGTTTTACTTACTCCAATATGATACTTATTAATTCTTATTTAGATAATTTTAATAAATTTTTCCCTATCCTATATTTATTTACTTTAATTGGTAATTAACCTAAGACATTGGTATAAATATATTCTAACTTTTCCCCAGTTAAAGTAATTTCCTTTGGTATTGTTATATAATTTTAATTTTTTTATTTTATCTTGACATCTTATTATTACATAATCGCAATCTAGAGAATAGTCAATATCCATTATTTCAATTCCCATGGTATTGCATAAGCAATAAATACCTATTGGATTTTTTTCTTTGTATTTTTCAACTAATTTATTATTCATTTTATAATTACCACCTTTTATTTATTTTAGAGTTTTTGTAAACTCTTTTATATATTCAAATTACTCATAAGAATATATAAAACAATTTACTTTTAGATATCCCAGATAAATCTAGGATATCTATTATTATTTTTCTTTATAGAAGTATGCAGTATAAATCCACTTTTCATTATTTATTATATACTTATTTTTTAAATATTCTCCTATTCCTATTTCTTCAATAGGGTTATATCCTCTATCTTTCATTTTTTCCCTATGTTCTAAATATTCTTCATATGAAGTGTAGTCATATTGAATAATATTTAGAACTTTTCTTTTTGACATATTTTTC